AGAAACTTTAGTGTACAAGAATTAATAGAAGACATTTTCCTTTGGTTGGGCTCGGGTGAGACATGGGCAACCGTAATAAAAAATATACAGATTGCTTGGAATGATGCAGTAGACAAAATATTTAACTTTGCTGATGCAATGGGAGAAGCCATTGGAAAAATATGGGATTCAATAAAAGAGTGGTCGAGTGAATACATCGTCGTACCTTTCAAAAAAATGTTTTCTAATGTAAGCGATAAGCTATTTGATTGGGGTCAACTGATCAAGGATACTGTATTAGAAATATGGGATGTGATAAAAAGTTACTTCACGAATATCGGAGATAAGATCAGCAAAGCTGCTTCAAACATAGGTACCAGTATTACAGACTTCTTCACTGGTGGCGATAAGAAGTCATTTAAAGAGGTCAGAGCAGAGGCCGGTCGACCCAAAGGGTATGATCAAACTACTGGACGTCCTCTATCCGGTGGAACCGGAGAAGTTTCAGATCCATTTTCTGAACCTCCTGATTCACCGCGCTTGAATATACCTCAGTCTAAGACTCAGAACCCAGATAAGCCTTATGTATTTGATTCTTACGATAAAGCAACTCAAGTTGGTGCACAGTTGTGGAAAGCTCGCCCTGAGACTTATAATGGCTATCATATAGAACCTATGGATGATGGAACACATGTTCTTCGTATGTTAACAAAAGAACAAGTGACAGATCAAGACGCTAAAATGAAAGCAGCCGGTGTTGATTATTTCAAGGACGGCGGTACTCTAAAACCGGGTGGAGTCGGTGTAGTTGGTGAAGGTCGAGACGGTATACCGGGAACATCGGATGATAAAGCTGAGTATGTAGTGCCGCCTAGTAATCGAGCGATCACTATAATCCCTGATGCAAAAGAACTAATTGCTAAGCTTTTTTCGGATCCTAGGACACTACAGGAAGGTTTCGAAACAGATGATTATAGATCTGTTAGTCTTAGAAACGAAGGATTGACACATACGCGGTCCTTTGACGACCCTTATGGGAGCGACCAAGGGTCGGCTAGCTATGTAGAAATTTCTGGAATGCATGGTACTTCTGTATTCGATACACAAGGGAACTTCATTAAACAAATTATGCCGAACCTTGCAGAAGGTTTGACTCATGTTAATTACGCTGATGGGACATCTAAAGCACACTACAGTAATAGCAGTTTGCAGATGACTAATATGTATGGTGCAGATGGTAAAGCTAAGAGCCGAAGGTTTGCTTTTGGAGCCGGCAATCACACAGTCATCCAAGACCATGACCTTGAAACTGGAGAATATATGTCATATGGTACCAGTTTCAGAGATGGTGTCAACCGCTTAATGTATGCAGAAAATAAACCATCACGATCTGGCCAGCTGGAAGAGTTGGTAAGACTGCAAAAAGAATATTACGGGAATAACAATCAGCCGCCGATCATAGTGAACAACACAACATCAAACACATCGACGGCTAACCAAGGGTTCTCCGTGAAAGCGAACCCTTGGGATAGCAGAGATCCATTCGCTGGATATAATTAATCGTCGTTTGCCAACTTAGCGAAGTATGACATCGTGTCATCTTCATCGGTATCGAATGGTACCTCATCGGCTGTGACTGGTTCCAACTTAGGAGCAGCTGGCTCATTCATCTGAGCTTCCTGCTTTAAAGTAGGAGCTCCCGCTTCCACTTCCTCACCTAAGACTCGCATCAGTTTAGCCTTCAACTCATCATAGGTCTTGTAGTTACTAGGATCGGTAAACTCATTGAGTGAGTTCAGCTTTCCGTATACATCCTCCAACTTGTCGTCGTCGGCGAGTTGAGAAGGAGACTCGAACTCAGACTTATCGTAGTTGCGGTATCCCTCAACGTTACGAATCTTGAGCTTGAAGTTAGCACCGTTCCAGAAGTCGAACGGATTGATTGGTTCCTCATCGGCGAACGATGGCTGCATCACATCCATGATCTTGTCAAAGATCTTCTTACCAAACTGATAGAGGAACACCTTACCCTCGTTCTCTGGGTTTGCTGAGTCGCTGACCACGTAGACGTTTGTCACGTAGTGTAGACGACGCTTCTGCTCCCGTGCCTTCTCCTTGTCGGCATCGAAACCAGTGTTCCATAGACGTGAGTTCAACTCACCAACTGGGTCTGGTTGACCGATTGAAGTCAGAGACTTCTCGATGTACCACATCCCGGTTGGTCCCTTGAATCCATGATCCCAGTAACGAACCCATGGTAGGTCCTCACCCTCTGGTGCTGGAAGGAATCTCAGAACGGCGTATCCGTTTCCGGCTTTATCTACCGTTGGTTTCCAGAAGCGGTCATCACCGTATGACTTCTTTTCGCCTGAACCACCGACTGACTCGGCTGCGTTGATGAGTTTATTGATTTGATCGCGGTTGCGCTTTAGATTTTCGAATGACATCGTATTGTCCTTGTATTGCTGAAGTATTGACTGTATTATAACACATTTTTGTACTAATGTACACCGTTATTTATTCAAAAACGAGTTCGTTAGTACGAGGCAAGAAGTTTAACCTCCTTGCTTCAGCCTCAAGCTTATCCTTTATAATAGGAGAGATAAACTTACGGCAGTCTTCTATCTCAATGGAATGTTGTTCACATAACCATACTATTGCATCCATATAAGATAGACGTTTTTCAATGACTGTTCTTTCGACCAGCTTTGAAAATTTGGATTTCGTTAAGAAGTTTTCTTCTACTGTCATTTGGTTTTACGCTTCTTTCTCATAGATTTTTGAGACTCCTTGTACTTAAGGAGGTCCTCTATCATATTATTTATAGCTTTAATTCGACGGCTCAGTTCACGCTTACCGAGGTGAGCGTAGGCTTCCTTAGCCTGCTTACACTCTCCGCTATGAGCATCCACGTACTCAGGAAGAAGTCTTTCGAGATACTGCACTACTGGTCCGACCGCCATCCCCTTGAGTTCATGGATGCGCATACGAGATACGATATCCAATGTAGTCTTTTCACCGTTGATCCACTGATCCTCCAACTCATCGATGTCGACTAGGATAGTATTACCGATCTTCATCATTAGACGTTGCTGAGGAGTATATACTTTCTTCTCCTCTCTGACTTCATCAAGAGCAGCCTTGGTTCTAAGGAGACCCTTACCCTTGACGATTAAGTTATCAATGAAGTTTTTTAGAAACTCGGGATAGCCGCTGTATTTCTCTGGAAACTCCTGCCCCTGATCGATCCAGTAAGCAGCCGCCACGTTTCCTGAGTAAGTAGTGAAGTTCCACTCAGCGTTTGCTGAGATTGCGTCGTAGTCTTTCTTATAGTTCTTCTTTAGGTACTGCTTAAAGATCTTAGAGAGATCCTTCTTATCAAGGCTGTAACCGAAGTAGTAGTGTACTGCATCGAATCCTCGATCCGTGGGTATGTTACGTATACCCGTCTTCAATTCGTTCTTCAACTTGGCCATCAGTTTCTCCTCATGGTCGCATAATTTTTAGGATCGTCGCCTCTACCTACTGGGACGATGTTGCTTTTGTGCATGGTGGCGAGACCGGTGATGTAGTCTCCTGAGTATTCTTTTGCTGCTGCTTTTGCCGTTGCATTTGAGTTGATTGTGAAGGCGTTGAAGGACGGGACGGACTCAGGTACGCGTACATACGACCGGCTCGGAACATACTCCTTAAACTCCTGTTTGATGGGTGTTGATGATGCGAACTTCTTAGCTCGCTTGAGCTCCGTACTATATATACGAAGCTTGTTTTCACGAATCATTTTTTTACGACGACTTACTGCCATGCGTCAAACTCCTTCATTGCCCGATAAGTATCGAGGATTCCCTCCTCTTTAAGAGTATTATATACCTCTTTTTCAGACATGTAAACAGTTTGTTCACGTGCTAGTCGACTAGCAGCTTTACGCTCACGATCAATCTTCTTTGCTACTCTTTTGATCAGCTTTAAACGTTCCGACTTTGTCATACTGTAGTTTCCTTTCAAGTTCGTTTCGTAGTAACTTTAGGTCTTCAATTCTATCTTCAACGAGTGATCGATCAGTGACTTCTTCTAGAAATCCTAGATCCTCGTCTATCATATTCAGCTTATTGATTATCTCTTGATTT